AGCGTGTCGTGCATTAGCACAACCTCCTTATCTATCTGAACGATTTTAACGGGGCTCTGAGGCACTTTCTTAATAGTGTACAGGCAAACTGCCAATACAATTAAACAAACAGCCCAAAAGCCCCCATTTTTCATTCGTCGTTTTTAGGCTTGCCGCTAAACTTATCTATCGAAGTAAAGCCAAGCGTTAAAATAGTTACCCATTCAACAGCTGCAACTAATTCTGCGCTCGGTGCAATTTCCTGCGGGCTCATAGAGTTGTGGGCCATCGTGCCAAACAAAACAAACGCGCCGATAATTCCGACAAAGCGCTTACTACTTAGTTGGCCGTTGTCTCCTTTGAATATTTCTAATAGTTTTTTCATATCACCCCTGCCCAACACTGGGCTTTTTAGATTTGTGTTTATTGATGTGCTTTGTATGCCTGCGCAGTTTACGCTTAGGCTTTGGCTGCCAACTGGATGCGGTGGGTTTGCTTGCCTTTGCCATTATTTCAACCCGTTAAGCCTAAGCATATTATTAATGCTAATTGTATCCATTTCGGCCATCGCGGTATCGACTCCTAGAAACATCATTGTAACGGCATACTTTTCAACCTTTGCCTGGGCCTTCAATGTCTGAGCTTCTGCTGCTACAACCGCCTCCTTTAATTCTGCTTTCTCTTCAACCTTCTTTTCAATTAGCTCCGCGCTCATTGTCTGCGCTAACTTGGTAGCTTGCCCCGCTGTTTGCAAATTGGCCTCTACCTTTTTAAGCATTGCCTCGATTTCATCGTAAGGCGGCTGCTGTACTGCTTGGATAGGTGTGCAAATCCAACCTAACAGCAAAAGAGTAGTTAAAATTATTGCGACTCTCATAGCTTTCTCATTGTATTCATTATCCTAATTTCAGTGATCGCGGCAGCTAGTGCGCTATCGGATTTCTTAAGCGCATAACTTAGCCGGTCAATCTTTAAATCCAACGCGTCAATTTTTTGGTTACTCTTTTCAATCTGTTCTTTATAGCCCGAACGCAAGTCAACATACAAATAGCTAACAGCCAACAGCATGCAAAAAGCCACGGCAGCAATGGGATTCTTTTTGAATTGCTCAAAGGAAACAGGGATTGGGGATGGGGTTTTTTTGATGGCGGTCATGTTATGCAGTTGGTGGAAATGGGGGTGTTGGTGGTGGTGTGTATTCGCCTTGTGGTAGGTCAAGAATCCAAGCGTATTGTGAAGATTCAACCAATGGAACATCTTGCTCGGATAGAAACAAGAACCAAACGCCATTGATGTCTTGAACGCAGTTGAAAAAAATATCAGTTGCAAAATATTGCCCTTGTATCTGTTCTTTTTGTTCGGGTGTTAGAATGTATCCTATCATTATACTTGTCTGCTAAGGGTTGTTTGAAACGCTTGTACTGCGGTGTAAAAGTTACTTTGTTGCGTATTGTTTAATCCATCACCAATAGAACACAAGGCGAATTGTTTATCTGAAAAATAGACGGGTGAACCCCCGCCATTTGCCGCACCTAAATACAAATTATTATTTGCAAAATTTCCCAAACCCGTTCCACTTGCAACCGAAGTACCATTTTTATATAAATTTTGAGCCCTTGACCCATTTGTGGCACCTAACCAAAAACCACGAGAATCTATACTTGAAAAAGTTGTTGCATAAAGTGTGTCTGCAATTCCAATATATGCCGCATTCCCAACATAACGAGAAATTAGATATGTTGGGTCAACTCCCATTCCCCCATTTGTAGCGTTTGCCAAATCGTAAGAAGTACCACTTGTATTATTTCTTACATAAATACTCAAATGTGTACTTGTAAGTGTCAAATTTGTTGATGTATTTAGTCCAGTATTAAAAAACGCACTTGTTCCATTACCCGTAACCCCCGTACTCGCAAAAGTCCAACCGCTTGTAAAAGTACCCGTAAAACTTGAACTCTTAAGATTCTGAGCACACGCTGCGGCACTTGCTCCAACCATTGGATAAATGGCTTTCATTGGTGTCCACAATGAATTTGTTTTTAAATCCAATACAAGCTGCAAAGTTGCAGATTGTTCCGTTGTAGTTAACGAACCCCCCGCTGCAATAACTCGGTTGTAGTAAGCCAACCAATCGCCATCCACTTGCAAGATTGAACTTGCTATAATTCCGTGACTTGCTAAAATCATGATACTATATCTCCAAATAAATACCACTCATTTGTATCAATCTTAATCAAGGTCGCACCTGAATACTGAGCGTTTAATTTCAACTTTGCCCCGTTGCTCCGAATCGTTACGCCACTTGTTGCCACGATTGTGGTTTGACCTGCTCCGTACTGAGCCAAAAGGATTTGAGTGCCTGTGCTGAACGCTACCGAACTATTTAAGGGGACTGTCAAGTTGTTTGCACTTCCGACATTCATCTCAACCAATTTATCGGCATCACTCAACACTAAAGTATAGGATGCGGTTTGGCGGTTGCTAGTAATTAATTTTGCCGTCTTAGCATCAAGTGCAGTTTGCGTTGCAGTAGATACGGGTTTGTTTGCATCCGAAGTATTGTCAACATTGCCCAAACCGACATCGCCTTTTGCCAAATCAATGTTACCACTTCCAAGCAAGGATTGTCCTTCAATCGTCTTGATGTTGGTTGCGGATACTAAAGTATCTTGTTTGCCCGTGAATTGCGTTTGGATGTTATCGGTCAATCCATTCAAATAATCAAACTCTGCATTGCTGATTGATCCCGTGCTGATTTTGGTAGCATCAATTCCGCTTGGCATATCACCCGCTGCTAAGTCCGCTCCAGCCGTTACCAATCCTTTCGCATCGTATGTGATTTTGGTTTTAGTTGCACCTGTGATGGCAGTGTTTTCGTCTACCTTGCCATCCAACGCAGTTTGTAAATCTGTTTGATTGCTGAGCGTTCCAGTTACGCCACCCCAAGCAACGGCTGAGCTGATGGCGATGTTGCCACTACCAAGAACTGATGTGCCGTTAATGGTCTTAATATTCGTACCACTTACAAGCGTTGCCTGTTTGGCATCGAGCGCAGTCTGTGTGGCTGAGCTCACTGGCTTATTGGCGTCGCTAGTATTATCTACATTGTTCAACGCTAGGCTCGTCTTAACCTGTGTTAGCGTTATCTTTTTAGTTGTTGTTGCACTGGTATCGACAATGGGCAGAACGTCCGTCGCATTGTCGATGGTGGCAATGGCGGTTAATTCGCTTATTTTTTGGTTAGCCATGTTCCAAAAATACAACGCCCTTGCGTGGATGCTGTTAACAAATTACGGATGCGCTGCAATAATAAACCACTCCACGCCATCGCAGATTATAGTATGACTGTCGTAGTTAGTATTTAAAAGAAAGTGATCCGCGCCGCTTATACTTTCGCCCGTTGCTGCATTGATTCGCATTGTATTGGATGCGCCTAACTTCACAAAGTAATAACGCTTTCCTTTAGATACGTTGGCAGCAGGCAAAGTAAGTATAACAGAACCGCCCGCAGTGTTGCCCTTGTGCCCCTCAAAGTTTGTATCTAGCGCAGTCGTGCCGGCAGTGTAAGTTTTAAAGGTGCCGTGCTCTTGCAAATGCCACTCCATTATTTCGTTGGTGGCATCGTATTGAATCATTACCTCGTATTGGGTGTCAACTGTTGGCGCAGTAGCAGGCGCCCCGTCGGCATCGTTTACAAGGTGGCTTAGCACTAAGTTAGGTGTGCGCTGCACTTCATCGTTAAGCTTCCCGATTTGGATATCTTGATAATTTACACGGTCCTTTAAGCCGTCGCCCAAACGCAACCCCTCGCCTGTCGAAGTTAGCCCTGAGTAAATTGGAACCAATCCAACCCACTCGCCACTCCACTGCTCAGACATGGCCGAGTATACCGCGCCATTCAATAGCCATTTAAAGCTATCAAATGAAAGCGACTTAATAGCTGTTAACGTTCCCGCGTCTACCCAAGTGCCTTGTATAACTGGGACAAAATCTTTATAGAAACCTGCAATCCCTTGCCCTAGCATTGCCGTAGGTGAGCCGTGGGTTACTGAATCCCAACCGCCATACCAATCGTCAGCTATTACGTTGGCCGTTCCGTTGTTGGCTAAGATATTCCCCGTCCCGTATTTACTACTCGAATAGTAATACTTTGGATTTAAAATTATTGGCGTTGAATTTAAGCCGCTGTTGGCGTCAGGATTAAATACTTCTGTAATGTTAAAAGTAAAGTCCGGGTTATTGTATGGGCTAGCGTCAGCAAATGCGATTTGTATAGATCCCCAATATTGTTTGGCACTAGTTGCAGGGCTTCCTGTTTTAATTCCTAAAATGTTGAATCTATTTTTATAAGCATCAATCCCAGTTACAGAAACATTTAACGTGTCAAACCCTGCGGGCGCTGTGCTCACTTGCTTATCAAAAACAAAGCTAGTCCATGTCGTATTTTGGTCGGTCTTAATATCTTCAATCCTTTCAGGAACCGTCCCCGAATGACTAACCCAAAAAAAGTTAGTGTTATCTAAAATTTTAATATTGCCAGCTGAATCTGTAAGCCATATTTTCAACCTTACTTTGGTGCCATCCTCGGCTCCACTCGGTGAACTAAAATAGAATTTTTTAAACTTTAACGCAAACCGAATCCGCATCGGCGCCTCGTCTGGTGTTGCTCCTGTGGGTATGCCAGTAAACGAATTGCCCAAACCCGAAGTGGTTAGATTTTGATAGGCTCTGTAAACTCCAGTATTTAGAGTTCGCTCGGTGTCGATTTGTACATACTTAGCCGCGGGTTGGTAACTCATTGAAGGCTTGGCCTGCCATTGCGGACGTGTTGAAGTTGCGCCCAATGCAACGGCGTGCGTGTAGGTGCCTGTTCCAATGTACTGCAAAGTATAACTGTACTGCCTATAACTTACGGTGGCGTCTAAATACTCAGCAGCCGAAACCAACCAATAAACGCCAAGCTCGTGAACCAAACGCGCCTGTAATATTTCGCAAATCTGTTCAATGGCTTCTTTACAAGATACCATATTCTCGCTAGCATATTGAAAAGCGTTAACATCGCTCGCACTTAAATCCTTAAAGGCGTCGTAATTGGTTACAAAGGTATTTAAATCAACGCTGAGCAAGTCAATTCCTTTACGGGTTGCATCGCTAGAGTAAGGGCTAACTGCGTCGCGTAGGTAGTCCGTAGTAGTTCCGTTTACAACCCAATAATCTTTGAGGTTTAATAAGTCTAAGCTCTTTCTAAATAGTTGTGATATCTGTAATTTGCCATCAGTAAACCAATCGGCACTTACTTTAAATCCATCCAACAACTCCAACCCATCCACAGCCCCCAAAGAAATAACTGGCTTGGCTTCTATGGCTTCGCGTTGGAATGTCATTTGATCAGCAATGACTCTACCAACGTGCTGAAGTACTGAATCTTGATAAATCAATACGGCCCAATACTGTTCGTTATTTGTGGCAAGGGTTTTAAAGTCTGCTAAAATTGTATTATTAGGGATCACCCAGTAAGAAGTTGAACGGCTTGAGCGAATTGGATTTTGATAGAACGTGTCGCCCTGCCCTTCCCTTTCAATTTCGTACCCTTCGCCCGCTAGAATTAACTCGGTGCCTGCCGACCCTGAGCCGCTTGGTGCATCCCAAATTTCAACCTTATGCAAGGCCCCTGTAATCGAATAAAAACTCCCGTAGTATTTGCGTGCCATTATCCTCTTTTGCTATCGCGGTTATATCGTTCTAATACTATTGCCAAGTCCCTGCCCTGTATAGAAGTGCTAGCAACAAAGCCGTTGCTATCATTGCTCTTTAACATTCCTTTCAACTTATCCAACGGCGCTATCACTTCAGGGTTACTGCTCGCCCCTGGGTATTCCCCCATCAAGCCGAGCGTTGGACCGCTAACAATACCACCATCCGCAAAGGCTTGAACTTCTGGCCCCCTGTTTAATTGACTCCTAACTATTGCCGCGCCCGCTATCAAAGCCACACCCGCGGCAGCTGCTAGAATTGGATTAGATATTAATAATTTTTGGAAGGCTTCCGCTGCTATCGCAGTAGTTACCAAAGCCTTTCCTAAGCTACTCATAAAACTAGCAATCGCGCCAAGCATATTTCGACCAAAGTTTTTGCCCGCGTCTTGCTCGCCCGTTGCAATGTCTGCAACAAACTGAGCGAATGAATCCGCCGCCTCCATTTGCAAACTAGCAAAAGCACTGTTAACAGAGTCAACAGCGGCCTGCGATTTGGCAGCCCATTCTGCCATTTTTACATTACTTACATATAGATCCGTAGCCCTGCGCTGAGCACTAGCTTTAAGCTCTTGCTCCATCTTTATAGTGGCGTCGGTAATTTCTACGGTTGTAGCAATAATTTCGGGCGCCCCCGTAAAGTCGTCGGGAAACATTGGCTCGCTTCTAATCTCATCCAATACAGGCGGGATTTTATCCAACTCTGCCAAGACGTCGGCCATTGATTGTTTAACAATCGGATCCACTGGGGCCAACAAACTGCCGCCTGTATTCTTGGCGGTGAGCTCTTCCGTTTCTTTTATTACGGCCTTAGTAATTTTTACTTTCTCTTTGCCGACTTTTTTGGTTACTTCAATTTCATCCAGTGCAAGCGCGTGTACTTTGTTTTGATATTCCTCGTTTAAACTTGTGCGAATCTGTGCGCTTTCCTTTGTATACTTTTCGTAAATATCTTTTTTCTCCGCTTCGTCATTGCCTGCTAAACGCAACTCTTCTGAACGCCTTTGATTTAATAATAGTAAAGCATCTTCGCCCGCCTTTTTGTATAATGCTTTTTGAGTTTCTAGGCTCTTCTTTTTTAAGTCTAAAATAAAGGCTTCACTTTTGCCCTCGGCTTTGGCCGTAGCTATTGCAATTTCTAAACGGCGCTCTTCGAGTTTTATCTTTTTCTCGCCGTTGGATAACATGGCATTTTGTGCCTCTGTTAATTTCTTAATGTTCTTTTCAACTGCTGCCGCTTCCGATGCAATCTTGCCCAATAGATAACCGACCGCTGCAATGGATGCCGTTAACAATACCCACGGCCCCGCTGCTAGCGCTAAATTCATTGCTCTAGTTGCAACGGTTGCGCCGTTTGTTGCAGCCGTATAGATTGCCGTAGCCGCTGCGCTTAGTCCTTGCCTTACTGCGCTCTCCGCTTGCAGCGCATTGCCTACCGCAGTTAACCCATTAACAATTGCCATAGCAGCCTGCAGCTTAACCATAGCCTCCTGCAAGTCTTTGCCGCCTAATCCTGCTAATTGTAAAGCACCTTGCACTGCACCAAACGCCCCTGCAACTGCTTGCACTCCACCTAGCACCGCATCCAATCGCCTAGTATCTGAAGCAAAATATCCAACCTCTGCCCTCGTGTCACCGATGGCATCCTTCATGCGGCCCGCCTGTTTAATTATTTCATTTGCAACTTGGGCAAACTCTGGGCCTAATGCCCGGGCTTCCATTGCTAATTGGGTCAACTGCCTTACGCTTCCCATTGTTGGGTTACGCGTAGCAATAGACGCCAAACGTTCCTCCATCGACTTAGCCGACTTCGCAACCTCCGCACTCATCTTATTACTGCCCGACTGAACTACGGCAATAGCCTTATTAAAGCCTTCGCGCAGTTTTTCAATGTCTGCGCCTATTACGATATTTAAACTTTTTGCCATTAGATAATAATTTTATCGCCAGTTTCTAGTAATACGAAATCGCCATTCTCCAAAAGTATAAACGACTCGGCAGCAGGCGCGGGGCTTGTATAAATATAATTTAAAAGATAGTCCTGCGAAATTTGGTATAAACCCGCGAAAGCCGCTTGATCGTCGGCGGTGTGATTCTCCCCGTCGTATTCAATTACTTGCACGTAAGAATCGTTAAAAGTGTCAGGCGTTACCGCATCATCAAACGCCGCCCTAACTTGGCCGCTCAACTCGATGGCATCGGCAAAGCTCGTGGCGTAAGTGTTCACTTGCACCCGTGCAAATTCCGTGCGACTGTGTCCGCTGTTTGTTGGATTCGCAACAATGCTTACCACGTTATAACTGATCGCGGGAAATAAAGACTCCTGCGGGATTCTCACGGGGTTTAATCGTGTGCCTACTAACGAAGTAACCCCCGCCGCATTGCTTAAAATTGAATATACTATTTTTATAGGGGCGCTCATGCTTTCGCGTCTGGGGTTAATTTATCAAAGACATGCGAATATAACTTTAAAGCATCGTGAATAGATAAGTAATCGGATTGCTCCCACGGAAATGTTAACAGCCGTTTGGGTTCTATGGGTTTCTTTAAGTGGGGCGCCATACCCGTAGCAACTGCCCAGCGGGTTAGTTCCCAGTTGTTTCGGTATTGCTGTTGCTGTACTTCGCGCATCCCTTCCAACCGCAAACGCCAATAGCGGGGCGTGCACTTTAAAAAATCCCTTTCGCTTAACAGCATTTCGCCATAAGCTATGCGCTCAATCTTGCGCCAAGTTAGCGGGGCGCCGTCGCTCTTGGCAGTTACTCCCCCGCCGCTTCGTCAGCAGGTGCAAAGAACTCTGTAATTGAAGCCGTGAAACCTTCGAGCGCTGGGCTAATTTCTTGAAACTTTTTAATAGCCGCGCCTAACTTTTGTACTGTTGGGTATGGCGTTGGCTTGCCTTCGCTTTCGTAGGCTTCCAAGATTCCATAAAACGCGCAGCTTAATGCGAAATCCATAGACTTCGCTAAGTCCTTTTGTAGGTTTAAATCCGCAAAAGTTTCCATGCCTGCAACCTCCATAATATTACGAAGGCTGTTCATGTTAAATAAAAGGGGATGCTCAGCACCCCCTATCTTAATTGTAGTGCTCATCGCACAAATATAATACTATTAAGCAACTGTGCCAATAGTCAAAGCGCCAGAACCTTGCAAGGTACCTGTCCAAGTTGCTTTATCGTTGTTTGGTGCGCTAAGGCTCAAGCTCGTAAAGAAAGCGGTACCGCTATACTTTTCGTCGCCTGTTACGTTTGTAGACAAAACAATAGTCAACAAAGTGCCGGCTAGCAAATCGGTAGCCAAGTCTTTAAATGATTGTTGTGAAGCTCCAACGCTTGAATCATCTTCAAAGATTGCTTCAACGTTCAACGTGTAGCCATACTCGCCGGCAATAAATTCTTTTGCGCCTGCGCTGTCTTTAGAAGTTACGTCGATCATGTCCTTAGAAATGTCGATAGAGTTAGAAGTTGCGTTTGCAATCTTCTTAAGTGTGCCCGCTACATCTTTATAGATTGCAATGAGCGTGCCGTTTACTGGTCCAGTAGTTGCCATTTTATTTATATATTAAGTTATTTTTCTTTGCTAATTTGGCTAGGATTTTATCCACGCCGTTTATAATTCCGTCCGTTACTTTGCCCGCGTTTTGGTCCAATGCTGGGCGCATAAATGGGCGGGGTTCCAATATGCCTGTGTCTCTGCCAGTGCTAGATTGAATACGATTTGTTGGAACACCAAATTCAAACATGGGTCCGAGGTAATTGTTTTGATATTCCTTTCTCAATCCGATAAGAACTTTTGTTTTATTGTCCTTATCCTTGCCAGTAATAAACCCAATCGAGGCGGCTAAATCTCCGCCGTCCTTTGGCGCCAAGTTCTTTGCGCTACTAATTATTGGTAATGCCTGAGCTTTGAGCATGCGCTGAAATTCGGGGTTATCGATTTCGACCCCCATCGCTTTTAAGGCATCTATAACCTCGGCAATATTTTCAACGTTTTTGCTCACTC